TATGAACCACCAAAACAGGTTATATCTGACAGATCTTCAAATCTTCAAAGTTTAGCATTCTATGAAAAAACTCAAGTTGGAAGAGAGGTTATGATTCCTATTCCAATACCAATTAATAACAATAAAAATCAAGGTGGTGGTGAAAACATAGTCATACATAGTAGAAATGTGCAAAAGAGAAATTCATTCTCACAATTGTATAGGAGAGGATAATGTCTGTTAATAAATTTAAATACGAAAATTGTAAAATTAATAAAGCTGAAATCAGATCAAATGTGAATGGTGATACCGTGAACATTAGTGGTGGAGAAGTTCAATATTCTGAGAGCATGTTTAATGATACAATTGAAGTTGATTATATTTTTGCGAATAGAGCAGGAACTATTAATGGGCAAACTTTGTTGGAGGGATTGCCACTTTTTGGAACAGAGGATTTCGTGTTGGATATTCAAGATTCAATCGGTAATAATATTAAAGTCGAATTAAATGTAAATAAAGTTACCCCCATAAGAAAAGACACACAGCAAGAGCAACTGTTGTTAAGATTAACCTCTGAGGAATATATAAGGAATGAAGAAATAACTTCGTCAATAGTAAAAAGATATAATGGGAAAATATCAGAAAGCGTAGAGAAAATTCTATCAGATAAGTTAGGGACTGGGAAGGATTTGTTTATTGAAGAGACAAATAATAATTATAATTTTGTAGGTAATGTTCGCAAACCTTTTTATATAATCAATTGGTTAGCGAAGAAATCTGTACCAGCTGCTGATGGTAAAGTTGGTAAAACTGCTGGATATATGTTTTATGAAACTTCAGAGGGATTTCATTTTAAATCGATAGATGGTTTATTTGCACAGGATCATATTAGATCCTATGTTTTTTCTGATACACCTGATGTTTTAAAAAGGACTGATCAATATGATGGTGAAATAGTAAGAATAAACACTGACAATCGTTTTATCGCAAATGAAAAATATCGAATGGGTGTTTATAGTACAAAATTAATTGCCTTTGATCCTTTTAATTGTAAATATGCTGTTTTTAATCGCAACGCATTTGATGATGAGGATGGTATAACTACTTCTGGAAAAAATCTTCCAACATTAAATCCAAAGTTTAACACTAAATCCACAAGGACAACTTATATTATTAAAGACACAGGATCTCTTCCGTCTGGTGATTTAACACAACAAATTAAAAAAAGTTCTGAAGAAAATTTTCAGGCAGAGATCATCATGAATCAAGCAATAAGTAGATACAATCAATTTAGCACAGGAGTTGTTGAGATTGACATAGCACCTGATTTTGCTTTACATGCTGGTGATGCTATCTTTATTGATGTCCCAGATACAGGTGGTGGTAGCACGGATAAACTTATAAGTGGTAAATATGTGATTGCAATTCTTAAACATGCCATCAGAGCAGGTAAAGGTGTAACGAAGCTAGGATTAGTGAGAGATTCTTTTGGAAGGAAAGGAAAACCACATAGTGGTAGCATGGTGAACTAAAATAAGTTATAATGAATAAATACAAATGTAGGATCAAATTAAGCAAATGAAATCAATCGAAGAACACATTCAAAAAGACAAGGAGATCCTTGCCGACCCAAACACCTCTGAACCAATGAGAAGACACACACTCGATGAGTTACATGAACTCGAAGAGTATGTTGATCATCATCACGATGAAATCGAAGCAGGAGATCATCATGATCCAAACTGTTTAGAATTATTCTGTGATATGCACCCTGACGAACCAGAGTGTTTAGTTTACGATGATTAATGGAACAAGTATCAGGTTTATATAATCCCGATTTTGTTGGTGGCCAGTTTCATTGGTGGATTGGTCAAGTTACTAACTCAAGAAGTTGGCGTGACAATCAACCAAAGAAACATTTTCTTTTTAGAAATGATATTCCGGGTTGGGGTTATCGATACAAAGTTAGAATCATGGGCATACATGATTCTGGATGCGGGACGATACCGTCTGACTCATTGCCATGGGCACAAGTAATGTATCCCATCACTGCCGGTGGTGGACAGGGGGGAAGTTTTGAGAGCCCTAGTATAAAACAGGGAAATTTTGTTTTTGGATTTTTTCTTGACGGATCACATGAACAGGTTCCTATTATCATGGGAGTCTTAGGTAATAATGCAAAGACAGTTATAAAAAATTTAAATGATGATGAGAATTGTGAATTTGAGCCAAAGAGTGGATACGATACAGAGACCACCAAGGCTTCAGACGATCAGTTGACAAAAGATGTTGCCCCCGTCCCTACAATTGAGTCAACAGATGCAAATAATAAAGATAATGCTGCTGATGAAAATCAAAAAATAGAAAGAGAGAAAGAGACTCCACTTGAGTGTCCAAAACACGGTAACACATTGACATCCATGCAGACACACATGGGTAATTTTCAAAAAGATTATCAGAGATTGATGGATCAATTGAATGATTATGGATCTGCAGCATCTGTCAAAACAGCAGTTGATACCGATGAAGTAAATTCAAAAATAGATCAATTAATAGAAAAGACATCTAAACTTTCAGCTAAATCATTAACACCATCTGTAAATAATACTCAGAATTTTTTAAGTCAAAAATTAAATGACGTAACCAAAAGTATAGATGATGCAACAAGTATTTTTGATAGACTTGATAATTTAGAGGCAAATGTCAAAGCACAAGGTAAACTTGGTTGTGTATTTAATAAAATAAAAGGTGATCTTGCAAGATTAATTGCTGCAGGAATTAAAAATTCTTTAGCAAAAAAACAAAACCGAACTCCTCAAAGAGCAGATCAAACAAGACCTCAAGGTAATAATTCTAGTTTAATTCCACCAATTCCACCAGAGGGATTTTATACTCCAATGAACCCTTGTGAGACTGAGGATATAATCGCTGATGTATTTTCAAATGTGATGGGAGATATTACTCAAGGTTATCAAGAGGCAATCACAACATTAGCACCCGGAGCTGGTGAACAAACACAAGGTAGATTAGCAAGTGTATTATCACAAGAAAATGTTGTTACTAATTTAGAGAATGGTAAATTATTTGGTGGTTTAGCATCAGCACTTGGAGCAGGATTGGGTATTAACGCGAACCAATCAGGTGCTATCACAAGTGCTTTAAAATCTGGTAATTATGCAGCAGCATTGACATCATTAGTTGATTTCTCTGGAAGTAGCACTGCAATTGGAGGACTATCAACAGCGATTCAATCAATTGATAATGGTGATATCGTGGGTGCTTTTCAGGGATTATCAGGGCCTCTTGGTATTGATTCAAAATTAATGGGTGCTGTTGGTGCATCACTTGGTGCGATTCAAGGTGGTGACATGGCATCCTTGACAAACGCATTAGGTAATTTAGGTGGTTCAGCACCACAAATATTAACAGATGTTTTAGGTGGAAGACTCCCATTATCAGGAATTGATGTAGGTGGATTTGGTGCGTTAGGTGGATTAGATTTTGACCTTGCACTCGCATCTACTTTCATGTCAACAGCAGCAGCATTTTTAGAATGTGATCCTCCTGATGAGTGTCCTGTTAATGATACTCACACACTTGGTGGTGGTGGAAAATCAAAAGATGAATCTAAAACAGAGAAAGTAAACAATACAAATATAATGGATAAGGTGAAAGAGGGTGTAAAACCTAAATTAGGTGTCTCTCCAGAGGGAGCACAGCAGGCTCTTACTAATCGTCTCAGTTCTGTAGGTGATGAGGGATCTTTTGATACTTCTGCTCTCACTGGTGGTAGTATTATACCGGAATCTATTGGAGGTTTTGACACCTCTAATCTGACTGATGGTAATATTATACCTGAATCTATTGGAAGCTTTGATACTTCTTCCTACTTACCAGAGAACTCCTTCAAAGTTACACCGAAGAAGAAGTTTAACTTACCAAAAACTGAAATCAATGGTGAGGAATTTTTTACTATTAGTTTCGACGATTTAGATAATGAAGAGGAAATTGATTTCTTTAATCAAGGTGATCAGTAATGGGAATAGCACCAATCTCAAATGATAATATAAAAGTTGGTTACATCAGTGAAGATGATGGGTATGTTAAGGGGAAGTCGATTGCTCAAGCAAATGCATATGAAGCACTGAATCCCGGAACAACTTATATATTTTTAAATGGTGATAACAAGGTCGAATATCTTTCAATTGATGAGGTTAATAAATTAACATCAAAAAACTTATTAAGATCTGATCCATGTAAAGTAGGCCCACAACCTTGTCCTCCACCCACACTTGAATTTTTTGGTGGTGGTGGAATTGGCGCAGAGGCAAATCCTGTTGTAGATCGTCAAGGTAATCTTCTTGCTGCTGATTTAGTGAATGGTGGATTTGGATATGAGACACCACCATTTGTATCTGTTGTTGATCCGTGTCGTAGTGGGAGTGGTGCAGTTTTAAATACTGAGATTAGAGATGGTGTTGTTGTAAGAATAATCATAAACGAAACAGGGACGGGATACTTACCACCGAAAGCAACATCACCACAATATCCTGCAATTTTACAACTATCGGAAGTAAGAGTAAATAATCCCGGAATCAATTATGATTCTGGTAATGATGAGATTGTGATTGAACCAGCAAATGGAACACAACTATCATACACTGTTGAACCATTTGGAAAAATATCTAAAGTAAAAGTATTAAGATCTGGTAATTTTACAGAGTTGCCAAATATCAGAATGAATACTACAACTGGTGTTAACGCATCATTTACTCCTGTATTTGATGTAGTTCGCGACCCATTACCTGTAGAACCAGTTGCAAAAGATATTGTTCAAGTATTTGATCTTGTTGGATTAAATATAAATGGATATGTTGGTGGCAT